CCTCTGTAGTAGTTTGTGTTGGCTCTGGCTTTTTAGTTCCAGAAGAAAGGGCTATGTCTTAAGGCATAACCCTAACTTCCGTCTCTAACTCAACCACTCTTCTAATCTTTTATTATATTCTTCTTCAACGAAAGCAATTACTATACTCGCACCAAGTGATTGGTGGTCGAATTTTTCGTATGCCTCTTTGATTACTTCTTCAAGGATATTTTGCATAGCAAAAACATCTTTTGAGTTTGGCAATCTATTCATTTATTGTGCCTCCTCTTCGAATCTTTTGGCTATCTGATAGAAAGAATCTACGCCCCAGCCGATTAGTAACTGTCTAATCAACAGCGACCCGAATTCGTTTCCTTTTTCTTGTTCTTGTTCGGCTAGTTCGCTAATCCATTTTTCGAATCCATATTGTAGATTCTCTCCAGCCTTGTTTGCTCCCTTTTCCTTAACTGCCTCTTTTAATTCGAAATAAATTTCGGAATCATTTTCGGCGACCATTAAGAAATCACTTACGAATTGCCCTTGTGGTGTTCTGTCTTCGCACATCTTGTCTGTCTCCTGTCTCTTTCCTAGGCGAGCCCTAGGGTGGAGCACTTAAGTCTTAAGACCTAAGTGCCCCCCTCCAGTTCTAGTCTCTAACTTTGAATTCGGTGTTACAATTTTGGCACAATGGACGGCACTTGTCTAGTACCCTTTGAGAGATTCTTAAGCCCTCGCCACACTCACATTTTGCTAGTGGGTTGTTCTTATTGCGTCCCTTTGGCTTTGGTACAAATCCGACAGGAGAACCTTTCGGGGTCTCTCCTCCTGTTGTAGGTCTTAAGACAGAACCGAATTCAATCGCAGATAATCTCAAGCCCTCTTCAATTATTGCTATTACTTTAGCCCAGCGCTTTTGTGTAATTTCTGGCACGCTGGTCTTGGAGAATCCGATTCCCTTTACATTTTCGAATTCAAGACCGAAAATGTTTCGTCCTGTATCTGCGAATTTCTTGTTATGGTAGCCGTCTCCACTTACACCTTGGACGCCGTCTTTTAAGTTGATTGCGTGGGTTAATTCGTGGGCTAATGTTCCGAAAGTTGCAACAGCACCACGGCTCAAGGATTGACCACTCAAAAAGATTTCGTGGTATGCCTTGTCTTTTGATATCCAAGGTGTCCAAGTTGTGAAATAGCCGTGAACGGATTTTGATTCATCACGAGCGATTACAACTTGAACAGGTGGCAAATCTTTATTGAATTTCGCTTTAATTTCTTTTGCCATAATTTCTTTTGCGTCATCTAAAGCCTTGGTCAAGATTGCAATAGATTCTTGATTTTTGTTCTTCATTTTCTGTCTCCTTTTGAGGGTGTGTCCCTCATCTAAAGATGACTTTAGACTATGTCTTAAGACATTGTCAAGGGGGGGTCAAGGGTGAGTCGTTCCACATTGTGAAACATATTTGAATCGGACAAATCGGACATCTGTGGGGGCTGTGAGGGGTCGTGAGGAGATTGAGGGGAATCTATAAACCCTCAAGGATAGGTCGAGGGTTGGTGTGTGGGCTTAGATTCTGCCGACATCTAATGCCTTAAGTCTTAAGCCTTGACTATCTAATCTATTTATGATATGCGACTAGACGAGGGGAGGGGAGGGTTAGAAAGAACAAGGGGGGACAGTTCTCTCTCCTACAATTTCTATATAAACCTATTAACCGACAACAACTACAAAACAACTACTACAAACAAAACTACTACCACTAAAAACACTACCCCCCATTGTTAATATTACAAAAAATTATATACGCTAGTAGTACATCTAAAATTTTCCTGGGTTATTACACCCACTCTGACCTGCAGTTATATACTTTCTAAAAAATACTTTGTAAAATGCTGTTACCAAACCCCTCGGTAACACCTTATATATAGTAGAGGACAAAATAATTTTATTATACTGTTGCCTTAACCCATCGGCAACAGGGTAGTATTTACGCAAGTCATCTTTGTTGATGACTTGCTTTAATATAATATTATATAATATATAATACTATCCCTGGAGCAAAAGGACAATTCCAATGGCAGCAAAAGCAGGATTATCGCACCACCTTAAGGCTGAGTCAGCCAAGAAGAAAGAGGACTACCTTAAGGGTATCGCCTCTGGGATGACTAATGACGCCGCCTCAAAGTTGGCTGGCATCAAACCTGATACGGTCAAATATTGGATTAAGTCTGATAAGGCTTTCCGCGAGCAACTTGATAATGCCCGAACTGATAGAGATGACGTTCGCGCCAAAAGCAAGGACGCAGACAAGAACAAAGTAGGCTTTGAAGAGTTCTCTGAGGAATACCTAGAGATGAAGGTTTTCCCCCACCAGCGCAATTTTATATCCCTTCTTGAGAAGGGTGAACCTGAGTGGATTCATTCAGCAATGACTTATGAGCCTGCTGTAAAAAATCGCGTTTTAATAAACATTCCCCCTGAGCACGCTAAGTCTACCACAATCACGGTTAACTACTCAACCTATAGAATTGCTTTAGACCCTAACGTTCGTATCATTATTGTTTCTAAGACTTTGGCAAAAGCACGCGAGTTCGTGTATGCCATTAAGCAACGCCTCAGCCATCCACGCTGGCAGAAGATGCAGCAGATGTATGGACCTGAAGGTGGCTGGAAAGAAGACTCAGAGACCTGGCGAACTGACACAGTTTACCTAGGTACTGAAACTAGAGATTCTGGCGAAAAAGACCCTACCCTCCAAGCCCTTGGTATGGGTGGGCAAATCTACGGTGCTCGCGCCGATTTGATTATCCTTGATGACGTTATAACTGGTGCCAATGCCCACGAGTGGGAAAAACAAATTAACTGGCTGCAAAAAGAAGTTATAACTCGTCTTGGTAAAAACGGAAAACTTTTAGTTGTAGGGACACGAATAGGTTCTATTGACTTATACAGAGAACTTCGGAACCCCGAACACTGGTCTGGAAATAAAACTCCATTCACATATCTGGCTATGCCAGCAGTATTAGAGTTCAACGAAGACCCAGAGAAGTGGGTAACGCTATGGGCGAGGTCAGACAGACCTTGGGATGGCGATGAGGACACGACACCTGACGTAGATGGATTTTTCCCTAAATGGGATGGTCCCACACTATTCCAGAGACGCTCTGAAGTTACCCCTTCTACTTGGGCTATGGTTTATCAGCAGCAAGATGTTGAAGATGATTCCATCTTTCCACCAATGTGTGTACAAGGTTCGATTCAAGGTATGCGTAAAACAGGCATATTGCATTATGGAGCACCAGGCAACCCTAAAGACCCTGGCAATTATCGCATAGTTATGGGTATAGACCCTGCTATGTCTGGAGCAACGGCAGCAGTAATGGTGGCTGTAGATGTTGATAATAAGAAAAGATATGTTCTTGATGTCTGTAATATGACAGACCCAACCCCAGAAAAAATTAAAAACTTAATACAAGAGTGGGCTGTTAAATATCAGCCTAACGTTGTAGTAGCGGAGAAAAATGCCTTCCAACTCTTCCTCACCAAAGACGAGGGAATACGTGACTTTCTATCTTCGCGCGGAATCGTATTCCGTGAGCATTTCACTGGCAACAACAAGTGGGACGTTGATTTCGGTGTTGCGTCTTTGGCTCCACTCTTTGGAACGTCTACGAACGAAAAATTTGTAAAGAACTCAAATATGATTGAACTGCCTTCAACTGAGAAGTCTGAAGGAGTCAAGGCTTTAGTAACCCAGTTAATAACCTGGAAACCTGATGCACGTAAACGTCAAGCAACTGATTGCGTTATGGCTTTATGGTTTACAGAGATTGTTATACGTGAATGGTTAGAACGTGGAAACCATCTTACCCAGTTTACTAATAGTAGATGGCACTCCAGAAGACAACTTAACGCAAGATACGTAATTGATTTAGATGAGGCATTTGCCGAACAACAAGCAGAAGTATTCTATCAATAAGGAAATTAGTGGCTCTTAATATAACACAGATAGCAACCAAGGTTGAAGCACTCAAGCGCCGTAACGCTGCACGCGATGCGCGTATGGGTGATGTTCTAGAAGTACGTAGGGGAAACCTTGTTAACGTATTTCCTGAAATGTTTCCAGAGGGTGCAACTAAGGCAATGATTGCAAACTTTGTAGACGTGGCAGCAAGAGACGTCTCTGAAGTTTTAGCACCACTACCTTCATTTAACTGTACAACAACTAATACTAATTCTGACCGTGCAAAAAAATCGGCGGATACTAGAACCCTTGTTGTTAATAACTATGTTCAACACTCACGTTTACAAACTCAAATGTATACAGGTGCTGACTGGTACGGAACCTATGGCTTCTTACCTATTGTTATTGAAGCAGATTTCGAAAACAATCTTCCACGTATACGCGTAGAAAATCCACTTGGTTCATATCCTGAATTTGATAGATATGGCAAAGTTGTTTCATTTACCAAACGTTATATCAAAACTATTGCAGAACTTATTACAGAGTTTCCAGAATTTGAAAGAGAAATCCTTAACGGATATCGAATGGATGAAGTTGACCTTTATTCTGAATTAGAAATGATTCGTTATGAAGACAAAAACATTATCCTTTTATACTTACCAACTAGAGGTAATTTAGTTTTAACCAGTACTGATAACCCAATGGGTGAAGTAATGGTTCGCGTTGCTATGCGCCCAGGAATTGACAATGAACCACGCGGTCAATTTGATGATGTTCTTTGGGTTCAAATAGCACGCGCAAGATTTGCACAGTTAGCAATGGACGCTGCAGAGAAATCTATCAACGCTCCATTAGCAGTTCCAAATGACGTACAAGAATTCGCCTTTGGTCCAGACGCTGTGTTAAGAACTGCTCAACCGCAGAACATTCGCCGTGTAGGCTTAGAGGTTCCACCTGCTGCGTTTCAAGAAGCAGAATTATTACAAAGAGAAATGCGCCTTGGCGCACGTTATCCTGAAGGACGTTCTGGTGTTATTAATGCCAGCGTTGTAACAGGACAAGGTGTACAAGCCCTATTAGGCGCATTTGATACCCAAGTTAAAACTGGTCAACAAATTTTGTCAGACGTATTTGAAGACGTAATTGCATTATGTCTTAAGATGGATGAAAAACTATTCCCTGATGAAAAGAAGATTGCAGCCACTTCAGGTGGTGCAAGATTTGAATTAAGTTACGAACCACGTAGAGATATTCGTGGTGACTACACAGTTCAAGTTCGCTATGGTTTGATGTCAGGACTTGACCCAAGCCGTGCATTAATCTTCTCATTACAAGCATTAGGCGCAGATTTAGTATCAAGAGATTTCGTTATGCGCGAACTTCCTTGGTCAATGAACGTAGGCGGAGAACAACAGTCAATTGATGTTCAACGTATGCGTGATAACTTAAACGCATCAGTTGCCTCACTAGCACAAGCAATACCACAATTCGCAGCACAGGGACAAGACCCAAGTCAACTTGTTAATAACATCGCTGAAGTAATCAAAGAGAGACAAAAAGGTACAAGCATTGAAGATGCTGTACAGAAAATCTTTGCTCCAGCCCCACAAGTTCCCCCTGCTGAGATGACTGCTCCTGCCGAGCAACCTGTCCCTGCTGCTCCAGTTGAAGCGCCTCCAGGGGGTCCTTCTCCAACAGCACCAGAGCAAGCGTTGCAAATGCAAGGACAACCAGATATTCAAGCATTACTAGGACAACTATAAATTTAAGGAATTTAAATGGCTAACGAAGTAGTCTCAGGCGTAGGTAGAAGCGCCAAACGTACTGATAGAAATATTTCTAGCCGTACAACTCAGCCAATTCGTGAAATGAAATCACAAAAATATGGCGAAGGTAAAGCATTGTTAGAACAACAAAGAGTAAGTCCTATGGCTGGAACAGTTCAAACTCCTAAAATTGAAACAGCAAGCGCTGCTCCTAAGTCTCCAGTTGTTCCCTTAACTGCTGATACACAATACCCTGACCAACCTGCAGAAGTAGGTTTACCATTTGGTGAAGGTCCAGGACCAGAAATTTTTGGCAATCTTAATCCAGAACCAGAAACATTAACAGCAATTTTAGGACGTATAGTTAATGCTGACTCTTCAGGAGAAGTAAAAGCAATCTACGAAAACGCTTTATTACAAGGACAGTAAATGGCTGATAATAAAGAGATACAAAATTATTCAGCAGAACTATATAAAACTGTAACTAAGTTTAATCCTACCCCTGCTCAAAATGCTGAACTTAATGGTTGGGCTGGTATTCAAAATGTTAATCAACGTTTATATGATATTGCTGACCCTATACAAGCAAACAAAGAATTTAAAAAACTTGACGCAAACGTTCAAGACCTTATTAAACAACAAAATCCTAATGCAACTTTTATTCAAGAAGGTGCTAAAAAAACAGTACTTAACCAAGTGCTTGATGGTTTAAGAAGTTACGCTAATTTAGTAACTGGCGTATATCGTGGTGCTAAATACGCACAACAAGAAAAGATTTCATTTTCTAAAGCCTGGGATATGACAAGAGGCGATGGGGAAGCATTTTTTGATAGAGACCGTGTACAAAAAGTTGATACTTTTTACTCTAAAGGTGTTGCCAAAGTTGCCAAGATGGCATCTATGGGTAAAACTGCTGGAGAAATCTTAGCAAACATTAATCTTGCAAACCCTGAAGAGTTACAAGCATACGAAGATTACCTTGATGTTGAAAATAATAAGACAATGCAAGAAGCACTTGGCGATTACAATATGGCTAAGATTTCTTTTGGTCGAGACCTTGCTTATGATGTTTTTAAATTAAGGGTTAAACCAGGTGAATACGGAACTTTAAAGCGTAAAGCATTTGGTATTGTTTCTGCTACTGGCGATTTAGCAACTAATATTGTATTTGACCCATTAACATACATTCCTATAGTTGGGGCAGCATCTAAACTTGGTTCAATTGGTGTATTAAAAGCAGTTAAAGCAGCCGAAAGAGCAGGCGCTGTAGGTAGTGATGCTTATAAGGCAACACTTAGTGCAAAAATTGGCGATGCTTTTGATAATTCATTTTATGGAAAAGAAGTAACTAGATTTTACGATAAGGCTGGCGCTCAAATTGAACGTTATGCTAAAGGTACTGATGCTGAAAAGAATGAAGCATTTGGTATTCTTAATAGACAATTTGGTAAAGACATTAATCAAGAACTTATTGAGAAGATGGCTAAAGCCCAAGTATTCAATGCACCTGCTGCTAAAAAATTCTTTCAAGATGCACAGAATTTTGACAATCTTGTTAATGGTAAAAAAATATACGGTAAACCTATTCTTCCAACTTACAGTATATATCGTGGATTTAAAGATGAAGTTAAAAATACTTTACTTAGAACAACTGGAATTAGTACAACTAAGGCTGGCTCTGCTGTTGCTGGCATAGTTGGTGAAACATTAATTAAAACTATTGCTAAAACAGATTTTCTTAAAGATGATGTAGCCAGAAACGAATTAATGACTGCAATTAAAGAGTCTGCAGGCAAAGCAAGTAAGTTTGCTCGTACTTTTGAAATAGCACCAACAACAAGAAATATTAAATACGGCAGAGTAACCCTTAAAGACGGTACTGTAATAGATGAAGGTTTACAATCTCTTCAAGATGTTATACGTTTAGGTCGTATTGCTGACCTTTCTCGTCCAGATGCTGACGAATTAGGTAGAATCTGGGTAACTGCTAGTGTTGCTGAACGTAAAAACATTCATAAAGGTTTAGTATTTGCAATATCTGACTCTCTTGGTTTGTATCAAGGTATGGATAACGCACAATTAATGGGTGAGATTGAAAAATTTTATGGAGTTCAACAATACGCAAAAGATGAATTGTTTACTCCTGCAAAATACAAGGCTCTTCCTGATGAATCAAAAAAATTGCTTGACAAAGTGTACGAAAAAGATGGCGGAGTTTTAAAAGCCATTAAAAAAGAAGGCGGCGCTATTCCTTGGAACCCTGGAAGATTAGGTTCTGACAATTTTGCTGCAACAATGGAACACCAATTAGTATTTGAATTAAAGACTCCTGACCTTAGAGCCATACGCGCAGCAGTTTACAGCAGAAAAGGCGCTCAACTTAAATCACTTGGGGCAGTTTTTAACAATAAATACTCTGAAGCAATTGTAAGTACTTGGACTTTCCTGACTCTTGTACCACGTTTAGGTATTCGTTCTGCAATTGAAGAAATTGGCGTATTTGGTTTAGTTGCTACCCCTAAACAGATAGTATCTCTCATTACTCGTGGATACAGAACAAGTCGCGCTAAAAATCGTTCTTTAAATTCTGATTCTAAGTTTCTTGACGAAAGAGGAGTGGGTTATCCTTCTCGCGCGTTATATTCTATGTTTCAACCAGGTGTAAGTAAGAAGATTGCAAAAAGCGTTGAAGAAGATGGCAGCATTGAGAATGTTGTCAAGAATATGCAAATGGCTTACAAGTCTGGAATGACTGGTAAAGGTTTTTTTGCTAAAGTCTTTGGCACTACTGACGAACAAGTTGAAAAAGACTTAGAAGATATTATATTATATGATATAGATTCAAGTGGATATAAAGAAACAACTATGACAGTAACTGGTGGTACCAGTTTAAATAACTTTGCTGACCAAGGATATACCACTTCATCAGAAGTTGGTAAAAGGTATGGTAGGAATTTAGAATTAAGCATTAACTATAACAAGTTTAAAAAACAATTTAATACTGAAGGTCCAGCAGTTGAAATGAAATTGCAAGAAAATCCAGATTCTTATTATATGAGTTGGACAACTGAAGCATATAAACGTACTGCGGGTCCAGGAACATCAAGAATTGCTATTAAATATATTGATAATCCTAAAAAAGCAATTGAAGAAATACGTAAAGAGTTAGATAACAACCCACAATTATCAAGCGCTTTTACTAACAGTTTAAATGAAAACATTAGTAATTCAGAATTAGCAACATCTATATATTTTTCTGCTCGTCAACCATTTCTTAATAAAGCAGGAGACGTTAATCCTAAATTAGTTAAACTTGTTTACAATAGAGTTGACAATAAAGACATTTGGACTCCAGATATTGATACAAGCGTACTTCGTTTAATGGACAATAAAGACTTGCCAGATACTGTCTTAAGTCAAAAGTGGGTTCCTATTGCTGAAAATATGGGTTCATTTATAAAAGTAATGAACGAAAAAGGCTACAAATGGATGGACCGTCAAATAACAACTTTGACTAGAGAGCCTATCTATTATGCTAACTTACATTATTATCGTAATCAGTTTAGACCACTTGAAAGACTTAAGTTTTCTCAATTAGTTGAAAAAGGCTTTGCTCCCAAAGAAGCGGAAACTCTTTCAAGACAATATGCTGCAAGAATAGCATCAGATGCAGCGTCACAAAGAACACTAGACTTTGTTGACAATCCTTTAATTAGAACTAATCTTGCATTTGGATTGCGTAACTTTGCTCGTTTCTATCGCGCAACAGAAGACTTCTGGAGACGTGCTTATAGAATCGGTGGTAAGCAAACAGATTCTATTGTTCGCTTACGTTTAGCAACTCAAGGACTAGAACACTCAGGTTTTATCTATGAAGATGACCAAGGTGAATTATACTTTGTGTTTCCTGGTGATGATATAATTTATAATGCTGTATCTATTGCTCATAGATTCATAGATGGTAATTCAAATCTTAAATTACCACAATCATTACAATTTAGTGGTAAAGTTAAGTTCTTATCACCATCATTAGACCCAAATTCTTCTATTCCTACATTCTCAGGTCCAATTGCTGGTATTTCAATGGTTGTTTTACAACAACACGCACCTAACTTTTGGGGCATTAGAGATAGATTACTTCGCGTAACTCTTGGCGAGATGAGTAAAGACGCAACATATAAAGATGTTATTTTTCCTCCAGCAATAAGACGTGCTCTTTCTTTTATGTCACCTAATGACGTTAATGGAGAAATGGCTTCTGCTCAAAGACAAGCCTACAGTTATCTTGTTGCAAATGGTGAAGGTTTAGATATTAACGCCACACCTGAACAGAAGTTAGAGTTTCAACAAAACTTAGAAGCCTTAGCATCTAACATTTTAACTACTAGATTCTTTTTAGGTTTGGTATCACCAGTTGCTTTAAGTCCTTCTGCTGGCAAAGACGTTAGCGCTACACTAAAAGACTTAGGTAACGTTGATTTTAGAGAAGAATTTTATAACACTGTAAATGAACTTACTGCTCAAGGCTCAATAGACCCTTGGGGTGAAGCCAATATGAAGTGGGCTAAGGCTAAACCAGGCGTACTTGCTTATACAATATCTCAAAGCGAAAGAAGTAAAGTTGTAAGTATTGCTCAAAGAACTGATGCTATTAATTGGTTACGTAATAATGAAGCATTAGTTAATAAATATCCAGAGGGTTCTGCTTTCTTTGTACCTAATACTGGTGATTTTGATATTTCTGAATCTAAGTTCTTCCAAAGAGAAGGCTATCTTGACAAGATTCCAGTAGAAGAATTTATGACTAAAGTTACCGCTCAAGAAGAATTAAATGCTTATTACGCTAAACGCGATGAGTGGGATTTAAAAATTGAAAGCGCACCAGAAAGTATTCGTTCAATTATTACTAAACAAAAACAAGCGGATATGAAAGAATTTACTAAAGATAAGTACTATCTAAATAAAGCGTTAGAAACCTATGGAAGTGCTGCAGATAACACTGCTGCTTGGGAAGAACTTGTCAGAATGATTGACGCTGGAGATACCCCAAAAAGTCCAAACGCACAAAAAGTTGTAGAGATAGTTAATATCGTACAAGAAGCAAATGCTATGACAAAGTTAATGTTTGATGGAACTGTAGATGCTTCTCAACGTAGAAGTTTAATACGTAATAGTGCTATGCAACAAGCATTAGATATTGCTGCAAATGATACAGGTCTAGTAAGAATTATCAACACTGTTGTTAAGAAACAATTAGGAGTTTAATAAGTGAGTTATAACACACCTCTAGGTAGTACTGGAGTTACATATGAATCTGACACTAAACCAGGAGAGTTTTATTTAGAGGGCGATGTAACTAAAGTTTACTATAAAGTATACAATACATCCACACGTCAATATGAATTGCAACCAAAAGATGACTTCCTAAGAGGTTTATACGCTGCACCAAATGACGTTAAAGCGCTTAAACAACAACTCGGATATAGCATTGTTGATGGTTCTGTTACTCCTGATTTCATTAAGGATATTGAAAAAGCACAAAGTTCTATATCATCTGTAAATGGTAGATTAGAAACAATTGGACAAACTGGTTTTAGTTTAGGTTCATACCTTGCACAATCTAAAAGTACAACAGGTGGAACAACATCTACTGCAACAGTTACCGATAAGAATAGGGCTGCTCAAGAACTATTAGACACCGCTAAAGATTATCTTGGTTCTGGTATTACACTCAATAAAAATGACATTAAAGCATACGTTAGCGAACTTAATGCTTTAGAACGTAAACGTCCTACTGTATCTAGAACTGGCGAGACTGTTGCTGGTGGATTAACTGCTGATGAGAAAGAACAATTAGCACTTAAATATATTGGTAAGTATGTTACTGCTGAAGGCATTAAAAACGTTGGTGGTGCTTTAGGAAGTAACTATAGAACTATCAATGCTCTTGCTGGAAACTATGGTGTTGCACTTGATAAAGCAGCATTACGTACTTTAGTTTTTGATAGCGTTAGTTCAAAGAACGGTTTAGAGAACGTACAAACTAAGATTAATAACCTTGCTAAAGTTAAGTACAGAGCATTAACTCCATACTTAGAACAAGGGTTAACTGTTAAAGATATTGCTAATGAATACGTTTCTAAGAAAGCACAGTTATTAGAACTTAATCCTACTGCAATTAGAATTGATTCAGACCCAGATATTCAAGGTGCTTTAACAGGAGATGCTTTAGTTCCTTTATATCAATTTGAGAAATCATTACGTAAGAACCCACAATGGCAATATACTAACAATGCAAGAGAAGAAGCATCTAACTATGCTCTTACTATTCTGCAGGATTTTGGATTGATATAAATGGCTGAGAAAGATAAACCAAAGTTACCTACTCCTCCTAAACCCCCAGCCTTTCCTTCTGCCCTTAAGCCGTCAACATTACCTGGTGCAACTAAGGCAGTTCAACAATATACAACTCCTGCAGGTCCAAAGGTTCCTGCTACTACAACTACTAGAAATATACCCTCTGGTGGCATTGCTCAACCAAGGACTACAACTACTACAACTAAACCAGTTGATAAAAAGATAGTTCCTAAAATAGATAAAACAACTGGTATAACTACTGAACAACAAAGAATTTTAGATTTAGAAAAAGCACTTCAAGATGCTCAAAATAAAGGTAATGCAGAAGACCCAGGGTTACAATATCAAAGAGATGTTGCTATAGCAGACCGCAAGTCTGCCTTTCAAATACTTGCAGATGAATTTAAAGTAAATGGTTTAGATACTCTTGCTGCTGAAGTACAAAACTTTATGACAGAAGGTTTAAGCCCAGCAGAAGCAAAGATTGCTATACGTCAAAGCCAAGCATACAAAGATAGATTTAAGGGTAACGAAGGTCGTATTAAAAAGGGATTAGCAGTTTATCAACCTGACCAATACCTCGCTGCAGAAGAAACATATAGAAATGTTTTACTTGCCAATAACCTTCAAGACCTTGTTAGCAAGAATACAACTGATTCATTTATCTCTGGTGCAGTATCTCCAGAAGAAGTTCAAAATAGAATTCAAAATGTATTCAATAAGATTGATAATGCTGACGCAACATTAAAAGGACAATTAGGTAGGTACTTTAGCAATTATGGTATTGCTGACCCTAACTTACAGCGTTCACAGTTAGCATCTGCTTTGTTAAGTGGAGACACTTCAACAATGTCATTAGAACGTCAATTAAAGAAAGCACAATTACGTGCTGGTGCTCAAATGTCTAATGTAACAATTGCTGAAACTGGTGTTGAATCATTACAACAACAACTAGAAGCACAAGGTGTTGCTGATGTTTATGGTGCTGCTAAAACAGGCTTTAGTACACTTTCTCAAACATCACCAAATACTGAAAGACTTGCACAAATTTACGGAGAACAGGCAACTGGTCTCTCAGAAGAACTTCAACAAGAAGCGTTCTTTGGTTTACAATCACAAAGACGTAAAAAATTACAAGAGAGAGAACAAGCCACATTTGGTGGACAAGCAGGAATTTCAACTGCTGGTCTAGCCAAAAATACATCAGGCTCGTTCTAACATAAACCCTCAGTAGGACCCACCAGCCCCTACGAGAGTAACAAGACTGGTAGCAAGAGCCATAAAGAATCCCCCCAGATTTAACGTGAGGCTTGCGACTAACAAAAAGAATGGGAGCGTTGCGATGAGCAACAACTATCAAGACTGGGACGATGACGAAGAAGATGTTATCCCTAGTCAACAATCAGAAAGCGATTTATTAAAGCAACTTCGCAAGGAGTTAAAGAATAAATCAAAAATGCTTTCCGAAATGGAAGGACAACTTTCCTCGATTAAGACTGAACAACGTCAAAACGTTATTAAGTCAGTTCTTGAAAGTAAGGGCGTAAGTCCAAAAATAGCAAAATTTATTCCTGCAGATATTGATGCTTCATCTGAAGCAGTAGATAACTGGATTACGGATAATGCTGATGTTTTTGGATTAACAGTACAGACGCCTGCTGATGTAAAGCCAGACTTGGCTACACTCAGACAAATTGATGCTGTTACTGCAAATGCCCAATCTCCTGCTGGCTTGGATGATATGTATTTGAGATTACAAAATGCAGAATCTGCAGAAGAAATCACAAATATGATTTTCCAACAAGGCGGAGAGATTTAGGCTAACTAACTACTATCTAAGGAAATAACCGAAATGGCAAATGCCTATTCAGCATTATCTGCTGGTACATCTGCAACTAACGGTGGTCTTGGTGGCGGTCAATATTCAAGCGCAGACAACGTAGGAACCTTCACACCATCTAATGGTGCAGGTCTCGTTCAAAAGGCTTATGACCGTCTAGTTGAGTTCGCACTTCGCTCTCAACCATTACTACGTTCAGTCGCAGACAAACGTCCAGCACGTCAGTCAATGCCTGGTTCATCCGTTGTATTCCAAATTTACAGCGACATGTCCAAGGCAACAACTGCATTATCAGAACAAGTTGACCCAGATTCAGTAGCGATTGGTACACCAACTGCTGTAACCGTAACTCTTAACGAATACGGTAACGCAGTTCTAACCACACGCAAACTGCAATTGATGTCACTT